GTTCTAAAGAACATGTATATGCAGGAGGTGGTTCTGTATCTGATATCTCCCATTTTAGAAAAAAGAAAAAGTAATGACTCAAATAGCAGAAAAAAAGAAACTGGGAAGAGTATCAACTACTACTCCTGTTTCTAAAACATCTAAAACTAGAGCAGAGATGTGGCCCCACAGAGCAACACAACAAGCAAAAAAAGGATTCAGTGCTGAAACAGAACAAGCACGTACAGTTTCTAAAAGAAGGGGTATAACTAAAAAAGAAAAGAAAGAAATGATTGCTGCTGCATTAGGAATATCTGGTGTCGCTGCTGCTACTCTATTGCCTTCTCTTATATTTGGTACAACAGGTGTAACTCTAGCAAGAGGAGCACAAAAGATTGCTCCGACTGCTCTAAAAAAATTAAATAGAGTATATAAACAATTACAAAAAACTACGATGGAAGCTGCTAAAGCGCCTGGAACAAAGAGAATGAAAATCCAAGGTAAAAAAACAGAAGTTAAGGTTCCAAAGCAAGCAGGTACTAAAACAATAGGAGGGCAAATTATGGCAGCTACCTATATGGATCAAGAAGTTAAAGATGTAGCAAAGCTAGCAAAAAAGTATGGGCCTGATGCTGTTGATCTTTTTACAAAACTAGTAACCCTTTCTTATAATAAGGGCGGCTATAAAAAATCCAGAAAAAGAAAGAAATGATATTATGGCAAAAATAACACTCATAAGAACTTTAATTAAAAATGCAAATACAATTAAAGATAAAATTTCAAAGTTAATAAAAGGCGATCCAGCGGCTAAATATAAGGCTGATCCTGAATATAGGGCGCTCATGAAACAAGTAGATGATATAGATAAAAATATTAGAAAAGAAATGGATTCTGTAGCCCAAAGACATGGTATACGAGATGACGATAATCCATACTTATCTTGGATTCATGATTCTCCAGATCGTGATAGTGTAGATATGACCAAGGAACAAATGGATAGTTTTGTTCAGGCATTTAAAGAAGGGGCGCAAAAACATAAACAAGACGTTACAAAACAACAGCGTTTAGCAGGAGCAAAATACCAACCTAAGCCATTGAAAAAAGGACCATATGAAACTATTGCCCAGAAAAAAGAAAAAAAACCTAGAGCAAAGGGAGGTATGGTTAAACGTCCACAAATGATGCAGGGTGGAGCATACAAAGGTAAGAAACATTCCTATTCTGCAGGTGGTAAAGTAACTAAGCTTAATTTTTAAAGGATAGTAAATGCTGTGGGAAAAATAAGCGGTATAGAAGCACTTATTAGAGAGCTATTAAGTTTGCCTATTGCAGAAGCTGCTATACGTATGTCAGAAAAGAAATTAGATACTCTTATTACTTGGGCAACTTTAGATAAAAGGTTCGGCCAAATAGATGTAAAGAAGTTAGAACTAATTAAAAAAAGAAGGCAACAACCTGCTTTAGGAAAAGATACCCCTAAAGGAACTGATAAAATTACAAAATTAACACCCATACCAAGAGGCTTGGGACATGGTGAGTTTAGTTATAAAGGAAAAACTGGATCGGCTGCTATAAAGGCATTTAGAAAAAATCCTATGAGTAGGGATAAGTTTTTAGATCAAATTAGAGAACAAGCAATAGAAAAATTAGATGCATTAGAAAACCTATCACATGCAGCAAGGGAATCTGGAATAGAACAAATTGAAGGATTAGCAGATAAATATTGGAAAAATTTATACAAAGCTGCAAATCCTTCTACCGTGCCAAGTAAAGCGTTTAAACAAAAACCATCTAAACCCAAGAAGCCTACTATGCAAAAGGGCGGTGCCTATAAAGGTAAGAAACATTCCTATTCTGCAGGTGGCAAAGTCAATAAGCTTAATTTTTAAAAGGTGTAAATATTATGAGTAAAATAAAATGGATAGCAGCGGCTATTGAAGAGCTATTAAGCTTACCTATCGCAGAGGCGGCTATTAGTGTAACAGTAAAGAAACTAAATAGTTTAATTAATAGTGCAAAAAAGCTTGATGCCTCACCAGCAGATATAAAGAAGTTAGAAGATATTAGAAAAATAAAATCTTCAGGAAAACCATTACCTAAAAAACCTGCCAGAGTTACAGAACTACCAAGAGTACCAAGACCAGTTTTAGATATAGGCTCTGGTGATTTTCTTTTTGATGGAAAAACTGGATCGGCTGCTATAACAGCATTTAGAAAAAATCCTATCAAAAGAAAGGATTTTGTGGCAGACCTTAAACGACAAGCAGTAGATGAAGATTTTTCTGATGCTGAATTACGAGAGGTCATAAAAAGAGGAAAAGAATACTGGCAAAAATTGTCAGCGGGTAAAACTCCGTATACTGCAACAACTAAACGCTTTAAAGAAACTAAAAAACCTACAGAAGAAGCGAAGGCGGCGGCGACCACAGCAGCATTAAAATCTTTTAATAAAATTGCTAGAGAAGATATTGTTGGTCTTTTAAAACAAAGAGGTAAACCAAAATTATCTGGGGACGATAAGATGAGAGAGGCAGGGAGATGGCCTAGATTTTCTAGCGCAGTTGATATTTCAAAAATGAAATCATTAGAGGAATATACTAATAGTATATTAAAATTTGCAAAAGATAAATATGAAGGTATTGGAACAAGACTACCCCCTCAAGTATCTGATAATCTTAGAAATAGGGCAGCAATAGCATGGGCTGAACGTACTAAAGTTAAACCAACTAAATCACCTAAACCTAGAAAGCCTTATGGTTATGAGGATGAACCATTTAAAAAAGGCGGTTCTGTAAAAAGACCGTCTATGCAAAAGGGCGGTGCCTATAAAGGCAAGAAACATAATTACTCTGCCGGGGGCAAAGTTAATGAACTTAAAAATTTTAAAAAGAGGAAAGTATAATGGCAAAAGCTACAGCAATAACAGCAGCATTGAAATTCTTTCATAAATTATCTGTTGAAGATTTATCTGCTAGTTTTGATTTATCAGAACTAAAGAAACTTCGTACACTGATTCTTAGAGAAAGAAAAAAGCCAGAAAGTGTCGTAACCGGAAAAGATATTGGTAAAATTAATAAAGCTATTGAGGATAGACCCATATTTGAAAAGGCTCGTGAAGAATCTGTAGGAACACTTGAAGCAGAATCAGGAGATATTACAGATGTAATAAAAAAAGCTGGACCAAAAATAGAACCAACTCCTACATCTACAAATGTAGAAGTTCTCAAAGTACCAAGACGAAGAACTATGAGAAAACCACCTAAAAGAAAAAGTAGTTCAGAACAAAATATGCGTAATGAATCTATAAATGCATTTAATAAAGCAATAAAAGAAGGACGATTAACTGAAAAAACAGCAAATGACTACATGTATATGGGAAAAAATGAACAAGGTCGTGATACATTTAAACATAGAGATACAAGAAAATATATTAAGAATAAAGGAGGTATGATTAAACGTCCACAAATGATGCATGGCGGTTCACATAAAGGTAAGAAACATGCGTATGCTGCAGGTGGTAGTGTAAAAGAAATGAAATTATTTAAATAGGAGATATAATAATGCCTACAGTAAAATGGCCCTATACTGAAAAGGGTATGAAGGACGCAAAAAAAGCTGCCAAAATGCACGGCGGAACATACATAGAAGATAAAAAAAGTAAGCCTAAAGGTAAAGGCGGCATAGGTGTAATGATTGCTGTAGGCCCAGTTAAGAAAGTTAAAAAGAAATCCCCCGCTAGGAGAACTCGCAAAAAGGGATAACTTATGAATCGCAAGCAGCGTAAATCTAAAGATAAGGTAAAGAATAAAAAACAAAAAGAGTATAGTCCTTTAGATAATTCTAACGACCAGCCGTTTAAAGAACATATGCTTCACATGAAAGAAGCCCATGACATAGGACAGCTTCTGTGGTTATTAAATACCGGCAGGTTAATTCTTCCTCACCATGATCATCCAGAGGGTGCTCTTAATTTAAAATTACCTTTTGAGGAAATAGAAAAAAATTATTATAAGACAAATCCAAACATCGTAGTCATAGATGACTTCATGAATTTGGAAGCCCTACAAAAGCTTAAAAAGTATTGCTTGGAATTTCCCTTTTGGAATACCATATACGGTAGAGGATACTTAGGTGCATTCAGAGAGAATGGTTTTTCTCCTCAAACATTATCTACATTATCTTTAGAAATGGTTCAGCATTTACCAAAGATATTTGATGATGTGAATAAAAGAAATCTATCCCAGATGTGGGCATTTAAGTATGAGTCCAAATGTCCCGGCATTGATATACATGCAGACTTTGCTGCTGTCAATGTAAATTTTTGGATTACGCCTACTGAAGCTAATAAAGATTATGACGAAGAAAGAGATGTAGGTAAGACAGGGGGTATGTGGATTTGGGATACTGGTGCTCCTCCTGACTGGGACTTTACTCGTTACAATGGTGACGATAAGAATGAAGTAATAAAGTTTTTAGAAGAAAAAAATTCTAATGCGGTATATATACCTTATAAATATAATCGGTGTGTTATGTTCGATTCCAATTTGTTTCACAAAACGGCAGATGTAAATTTTCTTCCCGGTTTTGATAACAAAAGAATAAATGTAACTATGCTATTTGGACAACGTGAAAATACTGGAGTGGAACCTCAAGACATGCTACAAGCCGCCGAATTAAGGAAAGCTACATCTAAGCCTGTTTTAGATATGTTTAAGTATGATACGGATCGTCTAAAAGACGACGCAGTTATTTAGTACCATGACCCTAAAACCAGAGACAATAGATGATTTAAGTGTAGGAGGAGGATTGTTTACTTCTATTTGGAATTTTATTATAGGTGGTGATTTAAATATGATCATTGCTGCGCTCGTAGGTGTCTTATCTCTTGTAGTACTTTATCAGAGATATAAACTTAACAGGCGTGAAATTAACTCTGTGGATAAAGAATGAAATACGCAAGTGTATCTTTTTTGTGGACAGAGTTAATGTGTAAGTGTGGTTGTGGAAATAGATTTATTCAAAAGGAAGCTATAGCTAAACTACAAAAGACACGGGATATAATGCAAACACCTTTGATTATCAATAGTGCAGCAAGATGTCCCCTACATAATGTAAAGGTAGGTGGCGCACCTAGAAGTCAACATAGAGCCACAAGAGCTACTCCTTCTACCGCTTTTGATATTTCTTTACATGGACTAAATAAAGAAGACTTAATTGAAGCAGCAAAGTTTGCAGGATTTAAAGGCTTTGGAATAAACTATAATAGTTTTTTGCATGTAGATAATCGTGACTTTTTTGCAACATGGTAGGAGATTTATATGTTTGAAATCATTGCTTCTGTATTAAGTGGCGGTGCTACTGGTATTATTGGTAGTGCTATAGGAACGGTAGGAAGGTTTCTAGAAAAGAAACAAGAATTAAAACAAATGAAACTAGAGTTTGATCAAGAGCTACAGCTTCAGGAGTTACAGATTACAGCAAGAAAAGATGAGCTTGAAAGTGAGCAAGCTATTGTGCAGGTACAAGCAGATTCAGACATTAAAACGGCTTCTTATGCTCATGATGCTTCCTATGGAATAGCTACTCCTATTATTGCTTCTATTCTACGGTTTGTACGACCTGTTCTTACGTTTGGTTTGCTGGGTTTTTCTGGTTATATTTTCTTTAGTGTGCAAGAAGACCCTACAGTTGTACGTGAACTATCAAATCAGATCATGTTTTTGACTACCACAGCAGTAGCATGGTGGTTTGGAGACAGGAGTTTAAGAAAGTGAGAGAACTTACTACAAAACAGCAGACATTTCTACAAGTTTTGTTTGATGAAGCAGATGGTGACTACACCAAAGCAAAAAGACTTGCAGGATATAGTGAAACTACAAGCCCTTCAGAGGTTTTACGGTCTTTAAAGGACGAAGTACTTGAACTTACAAGGGAATATCTTGCTATGAATGCCCCAAGAGCAGCAAGAGCCATGATTAATGTGCTAGAAAGGCCCTCTGAACTAGGAAATCAACAT